TTGCCTTAGAGCCTGCAATCTGCCCGTCCAATCTTGCTAATAATTCATCGTGTGTCATTGCAACTCCTTTTCGATGGCTTGGATAGTTTCACAGGGATATGGTGGTGCCAAATCTAAATCTATTGTACAACCTCTACAAAACACATAACTAACTACCTCATGTTGGTATGGCACATGCAATTCCACTACCGCTAGAAGAGCAGCGTGCCATTGATTTCCCCACACCATCCGCTCGCTTATGTAGCCAGTTGTCCTATTTAACTTTGCCAGCAATTCATCGTGGGTCATTGTCTATGCCTTTTCTTATTTCCGTAGGTTTCTTGTACTTCCCGCTTTGCTTTTTCAACGATAGCCTTAGTTAATAATTCAACACGGCGTGAGGATTCAAGCTTCATAATGTCATCCCAGTCCATAGGATCTTCTTCTTGATTCATATATATATTATACAGCAGTACATTATTGCTTGTCAATAAAAAACCCATATAGCCAAATAAATGACTATATGGGCTTATCATATTTAGACTCAGCCTTTATTTACTTTGTGGATTTTGTGGCTTTTGATCGTGGCTTTGGACTTGTCTTAGGCTTAGCCTTTTTAGCCCGTATAGGGGCTACTGAAGCCTTTTTAGATGTCTTTTTGAGACGACATAAGCCTTTATATATCTCTAGTAGATGATTTGCCATATAATCATGTTCGAATTTAAGTTCTTCATGCTTCATATTTAGTCTTATATAGGATTGTAGTAATACAATGATGATACCTAATAGAATGAAAGTAAAAAGGTCAGGGATCATTTCTTTCCCGCCGCCTTTTTATTCTCACGGACATATTGTTTTATCTCGGCTAGTTCTTCATGCATGTGTATTAAAAGCTCTTGAGTTTCCTTAGATACTTTTAAATCACGTTTCATGATTGTTCTATCACGTTCAGATTCCCTGTCAGTTGCAGATAGAATTAACCCAGATAATAAGATAGCCTCTAGCGAAACTATCATGGTTAGTAGACCATATGGAAATGGTTCTACCTGGAATATGATCCAAGCAGCAAACCAAACGGCATGTACCATCAAAAACCAAGGGCTTCCAGCGGTATGTGCTGACCAGTCTGCTAACTCTTCTACTTTGTTCTCTAAGAACCGTACTATTTTTTTAATTTGTATCACCTTTTCAGTGACATCTTAACGATGTCACTACACTAATTATATCAAAGATTAACTATTTATAGATATATTAATGTATTGGTGTATTTAATTATTTAGATATTGCTTGACGGCGTAATTCAGCCATATAGTCGTTCATGTATTCCATGTATTTATCTACTGTAAATACAATATCATCAACAACTTCTTTTGTGGTAGCATCATCCAGATCTTCTATAGTTCCTTTAATAGCTTTTCTTTCTACAAAATCCCGTGCTACCTTATAAATAATGTCGTCTAAGTCTTGCTGTGTAATTCCTACTTCTGCCACAATTCGTCTCCTTCTAATTCTATACTTGGGTGTCTATGAGACTCGTAAAAGATCTCTTCAGTCATTTTTATTTAAATCGCCCTTATCAAATGTTGCTTCATAATATGTTCCCCACTTAAACCCTGGAACATAAAATAAATTTGAAATACGCCCATAAACAGGAAGAATCCAGTTTCTGTCACGATATTCAGCAGAAATATATCTTTCTAAAAAGAAATGGGCGATTGACTCGCATCCATTACCAAACCAACGTAGGGGGAGAATGTTGGTTCTTTCTTTTCTCTCAAATTCTATCATCTCTTAATTGTACCATATTGGCTTTTATCTGCCAGTAGAGCCAAATCCACCATCTCCACGAACAGAATCAGAAAGTTCTAGCACCTGATCAAAATCAACAGTTTCATATTTATGGATAACTATTTGAGCAATCTTATCTCCAGATTTAATTGAATATGGCTTGTCTGTATGATTAGCCAAAATAACTTTAATCTCACCACGATAGCCAGAGTCAATGGTTCCTGGAGCGTTCATAACTCCAATTCCCTTGATAGCCATGCTAGACCTAGGATTAATGTATCCTACAAACCCGTATGGGATTTCTACTGCAATACCCGTAGGCACTGCTGATGCTGAAAATGCGGGAAGTTCAAAGTCTTCTGACGCAAATAAATCTGATCCCGCATCTCCATAATTAGCGTGATATGGTGTCTTAGCACTTTCACGAAGTTTCTTAAACTTAATAATCATATTAATCATTGTCCTTTGGATATTCTTTATCAAAATCAGTTTCTGTATTCACTTGCAACCCTCATCACTTCTGGAAATGCTAGTTTAGTTAATTTTTCAATTGCCTTTGCATATTCTTGAATTTCTACCTGTGCATCATGTGGCAATCTTTGATCTAGGAATGTCATTACACCTTGTAGGCTTACTGTCCATCTCCACCTTACATACATACCATATGCTGGCAAATATAATCTTGCAAGCTCTGGTGCAACACCTTCACTTAAAGCACCTTGATATTTTTCAATACTTTCTTCTACATGCTGAATTAATCCTTCTGTAAACAATGATCCTATTACTTCATTTAAAGGTTCTCCAGAACCTTGTTTAGAATTTTCTGGCTTAGAACGCCATTGATCTTTTGTAGGAATATAGAATTCTTCTTGCTCTGTAATGTATCTGCGAGAAGATTCATTCCAGCCATTTTGGTCATCAATGTGTGTTGATGCAACTGCATACTTCCACCACTGACGGGCGACCATCAATGGGGCGTATACTTCAAACGTAAGGGCAGCGTGTCTGAGGGGCGATGTATGATCCTCCCTGATTAAAAAATTAATCAGCTTAACATCTTTGTCACTATACTCCTCAGATTCCTTGTCATAACTGACACGGGCTGCATTTACAATAGATAGGTCATTTCCTAGCGTATCAACTAGGCGAACGTATCCCTTATCTAAAACTGATTCTTTTATCATTGACCATCCCTTTCGTACATAACTCCACGCAAATAAACACAAAGGTCTAGTGCTTCTTCATATGCATCCTGTAGCATATCACGTCCGTTATTTGCTTGCAATCCCGTTCCATATCTTTGAATTCCGAGATCAAGGCGGGAACGCATATCTTCCATAACCAATTCTTGTAGAATAGGATTACTATTTAAAACGGGCATAGGCTGATCGCCTTCTCTATTCTTCATCTTCTAACTCCCAATGATAATCTCCTGAAGAATGTTCATCACATGCAAACTCATCGGGCTCTATAATAAAATAAGTTGTTGCATCTTTATCGCAACCTGGAACACTACATTTCATTATTTGTGTTCCTTTGACATGTGATTATTTAAAGTAAAATATGCAAATCCCGATCTTGATTCAATTTCTTTTTTACATTTTGGACATATTACGATACGAGCCACTATTTCTCCTTAGAAATAACATCCTCACGGCAATCTGCACAGAGGTTAAGATTTTCTATATAATATAATTTTACACGAGTAGTGCCACATTCTTCACAACCATACCGACTCATAGTTTATTATATCAACCTATATTATTCATTGTCAAGAATATTATTCCAGTGCCACAAATCGGTTGATGTTCTTTCATCTACAAGAGACGAATCAAATCCTGTATTTTGATCTACCAAAATTCTTTTAGATACATAAACATTAAGAACATCTTCTAGGTTTAAGTAATAAACATCAACTGGCACATTTAATGGAATGTTGTTTAGTAAAAACTCAAAATTCCTAGAATTAAATCCAATTGCATGAGCAGCCAGGGTTTTATTTCCCCTTCCAAGTTTTTCTGAAAAATCAGTAGGTCTTCCATACCAGAACTGTGCACCTAAATAGAATATGTCCCAATCTTCGGGCAACTCTGCAACAACTTCTGAAAATTTTTCCTGAAAATTATCAATAAAAACGGCATCATCTTCTAAAATAAGAAAGTTCTTATAACCACGAGCAATTGCATTGATAAAGATTAGTTTATGGTTGTAGGCATGAGCTGCTTCTTTACAATTAATTCCCTCTTGACCTTCACCAAATCTAAATATACGATCAGGATTTACTGTTGAAATTTGACTGAAGGGATGATTTTCACCATCCATGCCCAAAATGATTTCAGCTTCAATGTTATTCCTATCCAATTGCTCTAACAGAGCGGGCATACGATCTTGATTTCTATCAATTGTAAGTACAAATATATGGTCAAAAAATTCATTAAGTGTTTTCATTAATCTAAATAACTCCAGTCGCCACTATCTACATCATTAAAATATTTTTTATGCCAATCTTCTCGGCTCATGGCTTGAGTTGGCGGATTCTTCTCCCAATACGGAATGCCGTCTTCATCATAGTCATCCCATACTGGGTCTGACAAATCCATCTTTTGTAGATCAGTGAGTGATTCTACAAACTTACGCTGACGTGCCTCTGCTGCTTCTTTTCTGGCTTTACGAGATTCACGCAAAATCTTCTTCTCTGCTTTAATTGAGTTTTCAATTGCAGATTCAGCCTTTGATGTAAGGACAGGGCGGGATCTACGATCACGCTCTTGGCGTACCATATCCAATGTTTCCCAATATCCTGCACCATCGGTGCGATTGTCTCTCTTGGGGCTATTGGTCTCTCTGGATATCTTTACGCCTTGCATGATTAACGGAATATCTTCTGCAACTACTGACATTCCTGGCTTTAATTTATCATATAATACTGCTGTCGCAATTAACGCCGATTTGGTAAAATCATCCAAAGGATGCCCATATGCATTGCCTCTATCGCCGTGAACTAATCTTTGAGCTTCCTCAAGTATAGTCTCATCTTGCATAGGCTTTGCAACATTTGACTGTGGGGTTTCTGTTTTCGGCTCAATGCTTGCCACATATGTTTGCATAATTTGTTTTACATCATTTCGGGTATTATCTCCCTTATCGCAATAAAGTCTTGACGAGCCTTTAGGATTCATTTTGTGGATAGACATTCCTCGGGATAGCCCAAAAACTACCTCTAGAACCGATCCTAAGCCCGTTTCCCAGCCTTCTAAGACCATGATAGAGCTACACTGTAGGATAGCATTATAGTCGTGTTCTAAATAGGTTGTCCAAGGTAAATCCTGTGCCCCGTCAAAAGATTCTGCAGGGTTATAGATTTTAAAACCTTGATGTCTAAGAACTGCAGCAGCATTATTAAATGCTTCAAAGTTATAGTTTGGATAACCTGTCATAGGACCCGACAGATAAAAATCATATTTAGCCATTTAGAATTTTCTCCATATACTTATCTCCTGGTCTTGGTCTTTCTTTTAGTGTTAGTTTACCTTGATATTTGTTGATTAACCTTGCAACATATGCAAGATTTTCGTGTTTATTTAACTTACGTGTTTTTAATTTTGCAACACGCTTATGACCACGAGCCTGAGCTTTATTTCCCAATCCCTTTTTCATTATTCCTCATATCCAAATAAAACGCCACTATTAACAAAATAGTATTTGTCTCCTCGCACATCTTTAATTTCTGTTGCATGGTTAGGAGAATAATATACTATCATTCCAACCTTTATTGTGTCAACTGGATACAATGTTCCATTAAATGAACTAACTTCACCTGGACCAACATCAACAACTTCTCCTCGTTTTAGATCTTGTTCTGTTGCTGTTGCAGTCAACACAAGCCCCGATGCAGTTTTCGATTCAGTTGTTTCAATTTCTCTTACAAGCAAAAGCTTGCCTAATGGTTTAATATTCGTCATCTTCTATTTCTTCTTCTTCCATTTCCATTTCTATCATATCTGGATTATCAATTGGCGTTGCTATAGTATACCTTGTTGCACAATCAGCACACAAACCATCAGTGCCATACATGCCTATTTCATAATCTTCTTCATCAACTATAATCCAAGTCATAAACTTTTTTGAATTACAGTTTGGGCATTGTGAGGATGGTATTCCTGTATAATCTATTTGATTCATCCTAGGAATTTAATTCTACTCACAGTCATGCAAGGGTCTCCGCCTTCTTCCCACTCTTTTAATTCTTCTTCAGTTTGATATTCATATCCACCATCATGAGTATTGCAGAAAGGTGGCGTAAGCCAGTCGTTATCTACGCCAATTTGGAACCAGTCCCAAAAGGCTTTTTCGTTGTCTATCATAATTTTTCTTTTCTACTTGTTTACTTTATTTGATTTTTGCTGTCTTGCAATTTGAAATGGACCTGATGTATAGATATCATTTGCAGCAGCATACTCCAAAGCTTTTTCTATGGGTGCTCCAGCGTACAAAGCACCCATTGCAAACTGTGAACCTGATCCTACTCCATAAATTCCATCTTGATTGATAATAACACTAAAGTCATCTCCAATATCAAATAATTCTCCATCGAACGCAACTAAAATGCTGAATCCAGAATCTTTGTCTTCAGGGTTAGGCTTCCAATCATTTTCTTCTAGACAATCACGCATAGCAGGAACAAATTTGGTAATCATAAAATGATACAAATCTTTTCTTTCTGCTACTGTAGGAACAGGCGGAATAAACATATGTTGCAGTATATCGCAAGGCTGACTGTCTCCACTGCCAGCAATTAAGTAGCCATTGTTTCTTGTAATCTTTTCCATTTTAACGTGGACGTTTTTGCGATTACCATTTGTAACTTGACTATCTGCACCAAGAATTACGTTTCCATTCTTACAAACACCAACTATTGTTGTCATTATTCCCTATCTGGATTGTTCACTTGATCTAATATATCTTCAGAAGTTTTGGCTGTAATCCGCTTTAAAACGGCACCTTTGTTCATCTTAAATACAGTCGGAACACTCTTTATATTATACAGGTCTAGGTAAGAGCTGTCAACCTCATCAACATCAATAACAAAATAATTATTGATTTCATCGGACATCCCAGCTTTAGCAAACTGTGGTTTTAAAGCCTTGCATGGTTGACACCAAGATGCAGTAAAATATGCCACAGCATTTGAAGATCCCAACACTTCATTCATATCATTAGTAATTTTTAACATGATTCTCCTATGCTATCAATTCATGGGCAAGAATGTCATTGCCAATGTATCTGCGTTTAACTATGTAGTCTCTAACATATTCTGGACCACGTTGCCTTCCGCCTAATACAATTACCCATCTAGGCTCAAGCTTTTCTTCAATGCACGTCATGCACATCATAGAAACTACCCCATTTAAAATATCTGATTTTTTTGGGTGTAATTCATTTTTATTCTTACCACAAGAATAGCATTTCATTATTCTTCAAAAGATTCTTGGGTTTTCCAAAAATCTTCATCCTCCTCATCATCTAGTTCTATAAATTCATCGTTTTCAACCATTACGTCAAATTCGACTGCACCATAAATGTATCTTAATCTTGAAGCATAAAGTCCGTGCGAGATTAGATCTGCAAAGATTCCTTCTTCAATTAGGTAAACCTTTCGGCTTGGAGACATATTTAATCCCTTCTAATTCACACGGTACTCCGTAAGACAAAATTAAATCTCTACACATATTAAGGTATTCCATAATATCAATACGCCTATCAATTTCGTACTGCATTATATTTTCTTCGTAAACTGTTAATGCAAGGTAATTTGGTCTTGCTCTAACATCAAGCTTTAGATCTTTAACAGGTTTTTTAATTTCCCGCAACCTTTTAGCCATCTCCAGATTATAGAATATTTTTGCCATGTAGTTTCTTCAATCTAGCCCATACTTCTTTTGTTTTGTGTGAATTATTAAGTTTGTCTACACGTCCTATGTTAAGGTAGACTCCACCCCAGACGCCACGCTCTTTATTTTCAATGCCTTCTTTATAACATTGTTTAATTACTGGGCAGCCCATACAAATTTCATCAACTTGTTTTGCGGCAATTTTGTCTTCTTCATAAAGATCATAAAACCAATCAAACTTTGAGTTTGTTGTCATGCCAGCACACGCTGCTAGATGATGCCATTTTAAATCTTCGGGATCAATCCCTAATGCTTTAAGTATGTTGGACATATTTTCCTGGAAGAATCCAAGTCCCCTTGTCTGTCATTTTAAACTTACTTGCATATCCCCATTTTCCATTGCGATACATTCCATTTGATTGAACATACCCATTGTGACCAGGAGACCATTTAACAATAGTATAACCATCCCAAAAAAATCCATTATTTTTCTTTGACTCAACAAACTTGTGAGCTTCTTCATAATTTAATTCAGCGTTAGTACGCATTTTTTTCCTTTGTTAGTAGTTGTGGTTTATATCTAATTGTACCATTTTAATACAATTACTGTCAAGCATCTACAAAAAACCTTGTTGGAACTTCATAGGCTTCTAATATTTTTTTACAAGCCAGAGTTCTTTTGTCTTCTGTAGAAAATACCAATGCAAATTCTATACCAGATTCTATCAATTTTACATCTGAAAATCCAGATTTATCTCTAAATAGTTCTTCTTTTATTTTAAAATTGTTGTGACGAAGCATTTTTTCTACTTTGCCAACATATTCAGTGATCATATTTTCTGCACCGTGTCTTCCACCATGAACAAAGGTTAAGCGGTCATGACCCAACTCGGCTGACTCTTGAATAAGCACTGTTAAATAACGCATGAGGTCTGGATAGTTTTTCCAGTCTTTGCTACCAAATACCGCTACTCTCATTTATTATACCTTTCTAAAATGACACAGCGGGTGTTTAAACCCGCTGTGCTTAATTATATCATTTTTGATATTAATCTACAGGAAGGAAGAATCCAGCCCATTCGGACTTTTGCATATCTTTCATCCAACCTTCAGGAAGTACTGATTGCTTACCCATCGCTTTTGCACGACGAATAATGTGTTGCTTAACCTTTGGGTCAGCCCCACCACGACCCCAAGAACGGATTGCGTTCTTCAAGTCTTGCTCGCTTTCAATTGGATATGATCCATCTCCCATTGCCTTACCTTCACGTGCAAGCTGCTTGCGACGTGTTGTTGAAAATTCTTTCTTTTCCAAATCGGAATCATCATCGGTATCTGCAGAAGAATCTTTATCTGAATCTCCATCTGCATCTTTAACAATGTCCTTAGCGTCTTCGGATCTGTCTCCAGTAACCTTAGACATTCCAGCACAATTGCAAAGATGCAAAGACTTGCCACAATCCTTGCAAGAGTCTCCTCCACAAGTTGGGCAAGAGTGTGCTGACTTGGTAACGCATGAACATTCTGCCATTGGCTTATTACAGCCTGGGCACATGTCTGCTGCTTTGTTCATGCCATCGCACATGCACATATTCATTGGCTTGTTGCAATTAGGGCAATCTTCTGCTTTTGCCATTGGCTCTGTGGTATCACCACTTGCTGGTGCCTCTTCTGTTGAATTGGCTGTAGTGCTGTAAGTATTTACACCATCTACATCTGATGAACCATGAGGCACATCGGACTTAGTAATAGCAATTGCACTTTGTGGATCTGGCTCTGTTGTTGCAGATCCTGGGTTTGTATAAGAAGTATTTGTTGTTTCTGATGCGTTAACATCAAGTGTTTTTTCTGTCATTTTTTCACCACCGTTCGTAAATAAGTCTGAATTAAAAATTGAAGATACATCTGAAGTTGTTTCAGTAGAAGGTTTTGGAACATAATGTTCTAAATGGTTATCACTGACTTCTTGATGTTGACTGCTGCTAGAAGAAAATGGAGAAACTACGCCTGGGTTTGCTTTCCAGGATTTTAAAATTTCTGCAGTTAACTTTACTACTTTTTCGTAAATATTCTCCATTGCTCTCTCCTAAAATTATGGGCGTGTTGCGTTGTCTACGCTACCCTGCTCTGTTGAAACGATTGGTCCACCAAATGTTTGTCCAGTTGTCATTGAAACGTCTGTACCTGTTAGTGGGCTTTGAACTGATGCACCAGTCATTGTAGTAGCGTTGTGCACTCCAAGGTCTGTTACTGAAACTGATGCTGAATGATCAGGAGAAGTCTCTGCCACGATTGTTGGCTTTGCTGCTGCTTGATCAGGGGTTTGCTGATTGTTATCCATAATTCACCTCCATAGTGATTGTAGTTATATTATATCGCATACTTGATTAATTTAAGAATGGGGGTCTGGGATAACGACGCATAGCTTCCTGCCCCTTTTCGGAAAGTTTAAATTTAGCATTTAAATCTTCATCGTATTCTAACTCAACAAGTCCTTCTTTATAAAGTTTTAATAGATCTTCGTCAATATCCTCAATTATTTGCTTGTACAGTTGTGGCATTATTTCTTTTAAAACTTCAAGGTTAAAACGAAAAACCGCTTCTCCATCTTCATCCATGCCTTCCCAGATCAATGCATTATTTTCTTCTAGGTACTGAATGATATTCTTGTCTTCTTCGTCCATCATTTTCCTTTGTTAGTAGTTGTGCCCCTGGCAGGAATCGAACCTGCGACGCTTGGCTTAGAAGTCCAACGTTCTATCCACTGAACTACAGAGACGTGGTATAAATATACCATTCTCTATATAGCCTGTCAATACTTTAAATTAAAGTTGACTTAATTGTTGAAGTTAATTGCCAATTCCACTTTTTGTGCATTGAATGTCTGATTTCAATATCGCTTGCGATTCCGATTTCATTTACTGCAGATGCTGCAGCATGCACTTCAAGTAGATCGTTAAGAACTGCTTCGTTTGACATCAAAAAACTTTCAATTTGATCTCTTGCATTTGGTCCTGCATAAACTTCACCAATTGTGCGATTAGCAATAAAATCTGTCAATTGAAATGGTGCTTGAATATTAAGCTTACGTAACATTTCTGAAATGTCATCAATTGATTCATAAATATCTTCATAGATTTCTAGAAACTTGGCATGCATCTCAGGAAATAGCATTCCCTCAACATTCCAATGGTATCCGTGAATTTGAAAATATGTAGTGACCACATCTGCTTGAAGCTTTTTAAGTGATTGTACTAAATCCATTTTATCTCCTACTTATTTACCTTGGCGTAGCCAGTTTTCTTTTTATTCATGGAGCCAGGCTTTTTAAACCCCGCACCCTTCGGCATTGTAGCAATTCTAATCTCTAATGCCTTTTTAATTTTTTCTGTATTCTTGCCCATTTTATCCCCTAATTACTTGATTGTGAAGGCTTTGCATTAATAACATGCCTTTCATCTACAATCTCATATGCTTGATTATTTAGTTTTTCTTTATGTTTATTATAATGATGACCGCAAAACATAAGTTCACCCGTTAACAATTTGACCAATACAAATGCTTGTGCACCACATTGATCGCAACGATCAACAACCTTTAGTTGCCGTTGTTCAATTTCTTGAACTTCCTGGACTTCTTCTGTCAATGTCATATACGACCAATCTGTAGTAGTTATAGTACTATTATACAGTAAAGGTTAAAAGATTACCAGTTAGCCAACATTAAACATAGTTAATTTAACACTTGGCGAAGCTGGTCTTACTGGATTTGTTCCTGCTGCAACTGCTTTAAGTTGTCCATAAGTATTTGTACTTGTCCACCAATGAAATGTCACTATATCCCCCGCATTTAAATTAACAATATCTGCAAGTGTACCAATTTGATTTTGTCCTGAAACTGGAAGTGTATAAGTAAATCCAGAATTAGATGCTGGGGTTCCATTTACATTATACCAAAATGTAAATAATGTTCCTCCACCGCCACCATTTAAGAAACAGTTTGCAATTAAATTAATATAATACGCTCCAGTATTAGCAACTGTTATATTTCCAGAGCTTACTGAAATGCCACTTGCTGTGTCTAGAGTATTAAATGTAATTAAGTTATCTGATGAAGTTCCACCAGTTGTTTGAGTTGTAGTATCTAAAAATTCTCCATAATAAAGAACTGATGATGGTTTTATTCGTGATTTTGAAATTGAAACGGATGAAGTCATATTAGAGCCTCTTCATCCACATTGTAGAAATTGCAACAGATTGTCCAGAGTCACAAACTGCATAAATATCTTCATTTGGCTTTAAATCTCCATTGAAAATATCTCCTGGTTGCAATTTGATTCCGAAAGATGTTGTTGAAACAGAACTGGAGCCTAAATAAACATTGTATACAGAATCCAAATTTTGAACAATGAAAACTAAATTATATTCATCTTCTTGATTTGCTGGTACTGTTAAAAGAGTTGCAGTACTTGAATTTAATGTTACGTTGTTATGCGATAAACCTAATGTCATAATGACCTCCTTGAACTATTATACACTACATTGCTCCCAGACCTGGACTCGAACCAAGATACTCGCCTCCAAAGGGCGATGTCCTACCATTAGACGATCTGGAACTGGCGGAAAAAGTAGGATTCGAACCTACGGTACTTTCGTACGACAAGTTAGCAACCTGTTGCAATAGACCACTCTGCCATTTTTCCTTGGAGCGAATGATGAGAATCGAACTCACACTGTCTGCTTGGAAGGCAGAAGCACTACCATTATGCAACATTCGCTTGGTGGGACAAGTAGGACTTGAACCTACGATTACCGAATTATGAGTTCGGGGCTTTAACCAACTAAGCTATTGTCCCATTTGTGTCTCCAGTTGGGTTCGAACCAACGACCCGCAGATTAAAAGTCTGCTGCTCTACCAACTGAGCTATGGAAACATTTGCTGGGGTGACAGGGATCGAACCTGTGACATTTCGATTAACAGTCGAATGCTCTGCCAGCTGAGCTACACCCCAAAATAAGGTACGGTAAGCAAAGTTCCATGCACATGTGAATGGCTGCCCTTAAGAGTCTCCCGCAGAACTCTGGTCACACGGGTTACTTGGTTATTTGTAACTATAACGTCATCCTAAGAAAGTGTTTGCTTACCGTACTTATATATTATATCAGGTGGTTATTTTTAAAGTCAATTACTTGATCTTGATTGACTTAGGCTTTTTATCTTCTGGAATAATTCTTTCCACTGTAACAGAAAGCATTCCATTTTCGAATTCAGCCTTTGTAACTTCCATATATTCGCCCAATGCAAATGAACGAGTAAATGAACGAGTAGCAATTCCCTTGTGGGCATATGCTGCTTCTTTCTTTTCTCTTTCACCCTTAACGATCAAAGTATCTTGATCTACTGTAACATCAATGTCAGACTTGTCAAATCCCGCCAATGCGAGTTCAACAATATATGTATCTTCGTCTTCTTTGATTACATTGTATGGAGGGTAGTTGTCTTGAGATGCTACGCTATTCCATGTATAGATGTTAGGCTGGAAGCCAATAAAAAAGGGATCATTGAAAATTGAATTCCAAGTCCCCGTAGTTGTGTATGTGTGATTCATACTATTCTCCTTTTCTTTAAGCAAGTTAGTTTTTATAGGTCCCCGAAGGCAACCTATATATATTATAGCACAAATGGCTTTCGAATAGCAATATCGTGATATCCTAATTCTTGCAAAGCAATATACTCTACTGTGCAAGAATATTTACTTATTGCTTCAAGGACAGCATGATATACGCCATATGGCAAAAATTCAGCAATAGACCAAGTAGTAAAATCATTAAAAACTAGATATCCGCCAGGTTTGATTTTCTTGATTGCTACATATATATCTTTTTTAACTCCCATGTATGAATGATCAGCATCTATATATATCCAATCAAAATAGTTGTCTGGCAACCTATCTAACATTTCATCACTATTTCCTTGATGAAATTTTGCAAAAGCTTTTAATTCATTAAAATCACTATTATTGTAATCTTCGGTCATAATATCAAATAAATGCAACTCTTTTGGCTTACAAATATTTAAAATGTCATTTGCAAAAATACCTTTTTGTGTGCCTAATTCTGCAATTATTGAATTTTTCGGCAACTTATCAATAAGGTTTTGTCTGCTTGTAACAATTTTGCAATTATCAAAAAATTTTTGATCTGGCATTTTTGCTGAAACTATTTTATCTGAAACTGTATAATCTGTATTAATAGTTTGCAACTGATCTCTTAAATAAGCTGATGAACTCATTAAAATATTTTTTTGATCTTCGTTTAAATTAAATGGAATATGAAAAAAATCCATTATTTTTCCTTTCTAGGGTGTGTGACCCAAAAATAACTGCAAGTTGGGCAGCATGGCTTGTTCCATTTGTTGTCTACGTACTTAGACCAATCAGAATAATATTCAGGATCTTTTCTATACAAATTAGCTCTATGAGTAGCAATTATATAATTAATGCTTTCATTGTTAAACCATTCAGGTTTTCCTTCACCCCACGCAGAACCATATTTTGCTTTAAGTTCTTCAAGGTTGGCAAGATTTTTATCTACTTTAATGCCTCTAATTCTTGCTTCTTTAACCATTGCATTTGCATACAAAAACAATTCATTTTCATGTTCTTCCCACATTAAAACTGCAGGGTGGTTACGCCAAGCTTTACCATTTGTAGATAAAACTTTAAGAATTTGATATGCTTCTAATATTTGTTTATTTAATCTTTTGTTGTCTAAAAGCATAGCAGACCAAAGATAGTCACTTGATGGTAGAAATGTTTGCATGTATATATAATACTACAAGCAAGTATTACTTGTCAAGGGGTTGTATTGTTTGAAGATCTATTTCCATATCCCGCACTTGGCTTACCATCATTTTCGTAAGATGCTTTTGATGGAAAATAATATCTATCATCTTGATTTTGAGCATTAAATTCTGTACCCATTTGACCTTGTTTAACTGGAGCAAATACTCCATCCCAAAATGATAATGACTTCTTAACTTGTCCTTCTGCATACTCATTTGGATTTTGTGCTGCTCTTGATTCTTCTCCAAGAATGTTAATTTCTTCATTCTTTAAGCCTTCAAGTGCTTTTTCAGCTTCTTCTTTTGTTAGGTAACAGCCCATTGATTGTGCAGTTCCACCTTTTAAAACTGACCAACCATGTTGACAATCTGGCGTATTAAATTCAATTGACCAGTCGGAGCCACCTGTTAAAATCATTTTCCCTTTTTCTGTGGGATGCAGTTAGGAACAGTTTTTCCATCTTGTTCTTTTGTTCCTGAATACTCATAGCCATCCCAACATGGTCCTTGACCCTTTGAAAAACATGATAAACATTTTTCTGTATCTGAAATATAATGATGGTCATTGCCCAAATCTTCACAACCACACAAAAAACATTTTGCAACTTCTTGTTTTGCAATTGGTGCAAATGCTCCATCCCAACTTTTTTGAGTTTTCTTTTCTCTATTGCAAATAGCACGTGACCAAGAAAATCCTGCGTCTCCACCCCATGCAAGCCACATAATATAACCGTTTGATGGATCTGATTGACTTCCCCAATTTTGACCTTTTTTATCTACTTCATGACGAGAAAAAAAGGAAAACATACGCTTAACAGTATCAAGAGATAAGGATTCTCCATTTACAATTTGATGTGCACGAGTCCAACCTACATTAGTTCCAGCACCATTTGCTTTTCCATCTTCTTTAAATTTAATTGCTTTGCGAGCTGCCGCCTTCATTCCTGATGTTGGCTTGTATCCGCCTTCTGACTTTATCATTTTTTCTCCTAAATCTTATAAAACAATTATACCTTAAACTTTATATATTTGACAATATTTCTTCGTCTGGTTTGTTTGGATCATTTTCAATATATAAAGCTTTTATTGTTTTTTTGTTTTCTATTCTTTGAGCACTTTCTCCCATACCAATAAGTATCATTACTGAAGGTACTATAATTTCAAAAGGAATATTGGGAAAATGTTTGTTTATATATAAAATAATAGCAGAAATATACCCAGTAACACGAGATGGGTGTTTTCTTGTATATACAGCTAATTTGTTCCACATAATACTATTATATCAAATTAATTACTTTTTTGCTTTTTTGTCTACAGCATCAAAAGCTTCATTAATTTCTGTTGCAGTTAATTTGCCATCATCTAAAAATGCACGAGCAAGTTTTTCTAAAACAGTTGCTACTCCCAATGTTCCAGCAATTAAAGCAGACTTTAAAGCGTTGATGCCAAAAATAGATCCCGCACCTACTACGCTTAAGCCAGTAGCAGCAAATACTGCTACTATCCTCATGATAATATTATTCAATTTAGTTCCCATAAATTATTCCTTTTCTTTTGGGTTTCTTAATCTAAACGTTGCAATCCACAAAAATATAGAAATAAGAATTGCATCTCCAACAACTGTTTTTGCTGATCCTGTCAAAACTAGCCAAGCGGAAAATAGACCAACAAAAGTCCAAATCTGATTAGCTAGGTCTGACACTAAGCCTTTAATTAGTTTCATTTGCCAAACCTCCTTCTAAGTGCCGCTATTTGTCCTACGACAACAGTAGTCACTAATATTTTTTTAGCTTTTTTTCTTGTTACTGGCGACATATCATTGCCAATATTAGCTATAGCAACAAATGCTTGATTTATTGCTTGTACTCCAGGGACAGATGCGAGTGCTCCCGTAATTGGTGTTAAAATAACGGGCACTGCAATATCTGGAGCATTAAAACTAGTTCCTCCTGGTTGACCCAAAAATGTATCAACGGTTGTAATTGCATCTTCAGGAATTGGTAATCCTGAACCTGGTGGTGGTGGAGGTGGAGTTAACTTTCCATCTTCACCAATTACTTGTGGTTGAGTTTTAGTACCAAAAAATTCAATGCCACCATTTTCAACGCCAGCTTTGTCAACTTGTATGTGTGGAACAAGTAATTCTTTTGGAGCTTCTTTTGGTGTAGTATCTGGAAGTGAATTTGGATTGTTTTCAATAAGTCCAGAAACGATTACGGCAGCAGGTGCAGGTTCTGGTGCTGGCTCTGGAGCGGGTGCTGGCTCTGGAGCGGGCTCTGGTGCAGGTGCTGGTGCTGGCTCTGGAGCAGGTGCTGGAGCGGGGATTGGGGTTGGAACGGGTTCAGGAATAACAACAACTTGCGTTGGAAGAGGGCTAGGTGCAGGCTCTGGTGCGGGGGATAACGTAGGCGTAGGTGTAAGAGTTGGGGTCGGAGTAGGAGTTGGCGTAGGTGTTGGTTCTGGTGAAGTAGTAGGTGTTGGCGAAGGTGTTGGTTTTATAATTGGATTAGCAATTACTGGATTTGGTATAAAAAGTGTTACAGGACCTGATTGATAAGAATAAATTGCTAAAGTATCATTGTCAGATCTGACAGTAAAGAAATAATCTTTTCCAAATCCGTCTTGAGTAATAACAGAAAGTGGAAGTTTAATAAAAGTATTTAATGCTGTTAAATCTCCTACATTTCCTGTGGCTACACCCCAACCATTTGTTGTATTTGTAAACCAAGTGATTGCATATCTTTCTATCAAAACATCTGTTGGAGCTGGAGCATCCCATTTAATAGTAACAATTTGGGTTGGAATGTCTAAGTTAATTGCTATATTTGTAGGGGCGTTTAGTGTCATGTTTTGTGTAGGGGTAGGTGATGGTGTAGGGGATGGAATTATTGTACTTGTATCAACTATTGAAGTAACAGTGCCAGTATCTAATACTGGGGCGGGAGCAACATAATTTGGATCTACAGAATAAGACAAAATAACTGAAAGACGCTTGTATATCCCGCCACATGGATCGCCAGCAATTCCATTGTTTGCATCTGCCGTACCCGTATTTTGCCCTAAAAATATTGAAGATATATAAGGAGTAAAATCTGCATGGCAATTTGGATCAATTGTATAGTTATTTGGAGTACCATAGCTGGCAAAAATGACACTAGTAAATATCTGTCCTTGTGGGGCAGATAATGTTAACTGCCCATTTTCATCTACTGTTCCCGAAATTAATCCATCAGCATTAGATGTTGGTGATACAAGAAAAAGCCAACCTATGGACAATAGGCTGGCTAGTAATATTCTTATCTTTTTGGTCAATTCTCAAACTCCATGTAGAAAGCGTCTACAAGGATATTATACCAGAAAGTATCTTAAATTAGTTATCCATTTGAATTTGAAATCGCTGCATCTGCAGCAGTAACATATTTATTGTATGCTGTAACCCAATTTTTTGAAATAGCTTTTTGAGCATCTGCCAGGGTAATTTTACCCGAACAAATAAGAGTTTTTAGCTTAGTTTCAACTACGTCTTTGCGATGAGCATTGTTTCCAGCATAAGGCTGTGGAAATAAATTTTTTGGATCTGTTGGACTTCCACCAAGTTGCAATGAAATTAAATGATCTTCTTCGTATCCTGAAGGGTCTGTTCCCCAAATTTTAGTAAAAGATGCATAAGTTGTTGCAAGTTGACTGGCTTTTAATTTATTAGTATATGTAACTGGTGGACGAACTGTTCCAGTCCAGTTAGCTTTACAAATATTGTCTTTAATATTTGCTTGCGTAACATTGGGATTTAATGCACCTGGAGTTACTTTTGAATTTGGTAAAACCCAATCTGGGGTGGCAGCAGATGCTAATCCAATCGAACTAACCATTAAAAATAAAACAATTGTAGATATTTTTTTCATCATGCAACCACATAATCTGGACGACCAAAACCTACAACAACTGCCCACTTGCCACGCTTGTTGCCCACCTTATATCCACGAACATTCATGCAAACTTCCCCACCATTATCTGGGCTATCAGCTGGCTTTGAGTCTGGACTGGTATTTCCTTCAACAGTTACAATTGTTCCGTCCCCGTTATCTTTTACGACTACACCTACATGTTGAATAAGATCTGTTGGCTTAGCTTCTGCTGCAAAATGAAAGAAAATTATATCTCCTGGTTTTGGTGTTGCTTTTGCTGCATCAGTCCACTTGCCAGCTTTTTTAAATGCTTCTGCACCCGTTGGTGTATAAACGCAATTAGGAATTGTAACGTTTGATTGTTTTGCTACCCACATCATGAAACTTCCACACCAAGGTTGAAAGTCATGTCCTGTAAACTTACCATAATCTGTTTCGTTGTCTTTTGGTCCTTCAATAACTCCAATTTGAGACCTTGCTACTTCTACAAACCTAGCAGCGGTTCCTGGCTTGTTTGTTGTCGCTGGTGGTACTGTTAATGATTTTCCCATATTATTTAACCTTTCTTGTTTGAAATACATTCAAATGTATTTTATTTTTAAATGATTTTGCTTCCGTAAGCCATTTATTTATATTAAATAAATAAACTGAAACATAAATTGTTGATCCAAATATAAATCCCCATTGTTTAGTAACTATAGCATACCATACCCAGGCACATTCTGTCAAAATACCTACTGCGTATCCACGCCAATTCTTGCGTCCCGTTAAATATATACCTATTACACCAACAATTGATAGTGCCCATGATTGCCATTGTTGCATTTTTTCTCCTGTTTTATTATACCAAAAAGGGCGGAATAAAATTATTCCGCCCCCCTTTACATAATTTACTTCTTAAGTGCAACCTTAGCCTTTGGATGAGCCTTGTTCCACTTTGTAGCAAGAGCATTATATTCTGCTTTGTATGCTGCTGCAGCAGTTGCTGCTGCTGCATCTGAAGCAGCCTTTGCTGTTGAAAGTGCTGTTGCTGAATCTGCTGTTGCCTTAGCTGCATCTGAAACAGCCTTTGCATTGGTATCTGCAAGAGCCTTATCTGCTGCTGTTTTATCTGCCAAATGTGCAGCCTTTTCTGCTGCAAGTGCTGCATTAAGTGATGCAACCTGTGCATTAAGTGATGCAACCTGTGCATTAAGTGATGAAATTGTTGCTGCAGGATCAGTCACTGATACTGAAATTAATGCTGATTTAACTGCTGTT